ACAAGCAGAGTCGGATTGTTAAAGTTGGCTTGGTGTTTCATCGAAGCAGTAGAATCTGAAGAAGTTATGATTTTTGAAAATGAAGACGGGTGGAAGTACAAGAAGGAGGAAGTATGAATAATAAAAATGAAATCAAATTAAATAAAAATGAGTTGCAGGCATTTGATAATTATAAAAAAACTTTACAAACCAGGGTGAACCAAATAGCGAATGATTTACCTAAAGATTTACAAACAAATCTACTTGTTGCAAAATATGAAAATCACTTCTTAAAACAAATCGAAAAAGAAAGAAAAAAAGGAAACTCGTCGACTTTGGAAGCGATTGCAAATAATCCGGAAGATTTCGCGCTAATCACATTAAATTTCATTTCTTTAAATTTGCAACCAGGAACAGAAACAAACGTACTGCCGTTCGGCGGGATACTCACGCCTCATATCGATTACAAAGCAGAGATTAAATTACTTTTACAGTACTCGATAAAAACATTAAAAAACATTCAATGTTATACAGTTTTTGAAAATGATATTTTTGAATTTGATAAAAACAAAGTGGTAGCTCACTCGTACGACCCTTTTGGCGATGAAAAAAGTAGAGGTAAAGCGAGAGGTTGCTATGCTATTTTTACGCTTGAAAACGGCGAAGAGGATTTTCAATTCATATCCATGAAAGAAATAATTGACGTTAAAAAAATATCACCTGGTTCTTCGTCTGCTCTTTCTCCATGGAACGCTTGGCCTGAGCGAATGTGGCACAAGACTTTGATAAAAAAAAGTTTGAAATGGTATCCGCTCAAAATTAAGAACGATTTACAAACAGAAGCACTGAACACAATAAATAATCTTTCTTCGCCTTTCATCAAGAAAGATGATGTGATTACATATGAAACAAACCAAGCGACTGAAAAAAGAGAAATGCCGAAAGTAGTATTAGAAGCTGAAGAAGTGACAGCAGAAGTAACAGTTTCAAAAAATGAAAAAAAAATAAAAAAACAATTATCGAACATAATCAAAAGTGCAGAATTTACTGCTGAAGAAAAATTAAGGATTTCTCGGGGGAAAAAATCGAGTGAATTCACGGAAACAGATTTTGAAAATGCTTTAAAAGAGGCTTACTCGATTTTAGCAGAAAAAGAACTGGATTTTTAAAAAGGGGCAAAGTGAGCAAATACAAAAAAGACGAAACAAGAATCAGTCCATCGACAATATTGAATTATTATTTTCCGATGGATAATACAATTCCTCACGATATTTTGGAGCGCGCAGGAATCCGCGGCAATATATTACATTCAGCAATCGAGCACTCACTTTTGAAAAAAAGTTTTACATTTGGCGAATTAGCAGAAACAATAGATATAAATAATCAAATTTCTGAAAATGATAAAAAAATATTAATGACTCAATTTTCTAATTTTTCGTCTTTTAATGAAATTTTAGAATTGGAAGAAAATCGAACTCTCGAGGAATTTTTGGAATTGGAAAAAATAAGGGGGTACGTTGATTATCGCGATGATTCTCAAATAATTGACTGGAAGACAAATTCAGTTTTGGGAAAAAAAGAATTAGAAAAATATGAACTGCAGCTGAATATTTACAGATATATGATTTTCAAAAAGCACTGTAAAAAAATCGACAAATTAAAAATAGTGCATTTGACAAAAAAAGAAAAATTGACACCGGCAGGGAAAGAAAGAAAAGCAGAAGATTTGTTAAAAGTTTACGAATGCAAAATATACAGAATTGACTATATCGAATCGTTAATAGATATAGTATACACACATTTAATTTCAAATAACAACAAAAATAAATAAAAATAAAAAGGAGAAATATGTTTAAATTCAATCCAAATGAAATAGCAGTATCTTTAGAAACAGGTAAATATTTAGCGAAAGTGGACAGTATTGATGTACGTACATCAGCTTCAGGAAATAAAATGATAGAATTGAAATTTACGCCCGCGAATGGTGGGGGGAAGTCTCCAATTGCTAGACTTGTTGCAACAGAAAAAGCGCTATTCAATTGGCAAAATTGCTGGAAATCAGCGGGGCATAACATTACAGATGCAAACATGTCTGTTGAAAAAATGGTACAGTTTTTAAATGATAAAAAACACACTTTTCAAATTGAAATTTTTGAAAAAGAGAATACTTTTTTCGACCAAACGGAGCAAATCGAAAAAAAAACAATGCGAAAAGAAGTCAAATTCATTCCTCAAAAAAGTGAAAATCTAAAAGAAATAAATTTGATTAAAATTGAAAATAATAAAAATGAAGAATTTAATAATAATAATTTTACAAATTCAAATAGTGCTGACTTAAATTCAGCAATTGAAAATGATTTGCCATTTTAAAAAGTAAATTAAGGAGAAGTTTTGAAAAAAATACTAGCGATTGACCCGAGTTGGGAAAGTACAGGGCTTTGCTTTTTTGACGCGGTAGAAAAAAAAATAATTTCCGAAAGTTTTTCACCACTAAAAAATGTAACAGGTGTTTCAGGAAAAATATTAAAAAAACAAAGTAAAGACCATTTTTCATTTTATTGCGAAATAAAAGGAATTATTTTAAAAAATGAAATCGATACAATAATAATAAACGACATGTTTAGCGTCAATCACAATACTCTGAAAGCACTTTTCGAACTCGTAGGAATTGTTAAATTAATAGCAAATCAAACGAGTTGCGGCGTTGTTACATTTTTTGAATCTCAAATAAGGAAGCAGATGACCGGTTATGGCGGTAGTGACAGGGCAAAATCAAAAAATCTAAGTTTAAATTTTGCAAAAAACCGCGAAATGAGTTGTGGTAACGATGACGAATCAGATGCGTTCATGCTGTACACATATTTTCACGAGAAAGGAGGGTTAAAAATTGAAAAATAATACAAATGAAAATTATTATATTTGCAGAAGATGCGGCGAACAAATAGATATCAAATTTATTCACTGCCCTATTTGTGGAATAAAAAAGAGAGTAGACCACTACATTTTCGATGAAAAATTAATAAAATCAGACTTCAAATATTTAAAAGCATTTTGCAGAAAATATGATTTGAGTTACGCGTTTGTCCGTTCAGTAATTGTCGGAGCCAAGAATTTAACCAAAAATTCCGAAACTTTTAAAAAAACTCCAAAAAAATACATTAAATTAAAACAAAAAACCATTTAAAATAGAGGTTTTTTTAATATATTCAAATAAAAGGCATCTTTTTTTAAAAAAAGGTTGACATTATTAAAAATATATGTTATACTATATATGTAGCAAATAAAAAGAAAAACTAAAAAAAATATACTAGGAGAAAAAATGAATAATACAATAAATGGAATAAATGCATATAAATTAGGTGAAATGAATAAAGAATTTAAAAGACAATATTTAAAAGAATGTTTACAATTAATTGATGATGGAGAATTCAAAGAAAATGCAATAGCAATAGCGAACAGATGCGTACATACAGATTCAACGTTATACACTATCGACTCTGTGATAATTGAATCTGATGAAAATGATGGTATTGATATCGAAGATTTAGAAGATTTCAAAAATGAAGGATATGACTATATTAATGGAAATTTCGAACCACGATCATTCAAAAACGACAGCGAAATAATAATTTATGCTTTAGCCAATCTATACTAATAGAATTTAATCATTCAGGGGGCAAGCGGCCTCCTTATTTAAAAAAGGGCAATACATGTAGCAAAATAAAAAAGTGTCTAAAATGGCGCACAGGAGAATAATATGAACAATACAAATAAAAAAGCCAAAAGAATCGAAGAACTGAAAAAGGCAGTAAATTTAGAAATTAAATTTCGCAAAGATGAAATAAAAGTGATGCAACACTATTCAAATATAATTTTAAATTTAGAAGAAAAAGATTTAGTTTCATTTTTAAATAGGCAAATTGAACCTTTTGAAATTCTGGATAAAAAATGGCAAATGCAGACAAAAGAAACAATATGTAACAATTTATTTTTGCAAGAGATGGCAAAAAATATAGATTCTGCTGGATTTGAAAAAGTTGAAGGTCTTGAATTTGTGGCTGAAGATGCGCTTGTGCAAGTTGTTGAGCGCATCCGTGATGAAATTGGGGAATTATGAACGCATTTGCGCTTTGGTTTTTTTTATGGTGTGAAATTTTTATAACAATATTTACATTTGTAAAATTGCCATCAAATTTGGATAAAGATAATTTGCGTGGATTGGCGATTTTATTTAACAAAAAAATAGGTTTTGATGAAAGGCCATCAACTGGTGATTTGAAAATTCAGGCATGCTTTTTGGTATTGAAAGTGCTTTATCATGTGATAACATTGTCTTTCATCGTTCAATTTTTAGGAGTTAATTATGCCTAGTTATAAATTTAAATTAAAAATAATCAAAGAAGATTATGGAAACATTGCAAATTTTCGAAAAGAAACAGGTCTACCTTTGAGTTTTCACACGGGAAAATCATTCTGCGACCGTGAATCTATTCACTTTATTGATGATAAATATATTTTAAACACAAGCGAAGAATTCAAAAAAAACTTTGAAAAACATAGTATTGTAAAAGAAAATCACAGAAAAGAAAAAAATTTAACATGTGAAAACATTCTAACTCCTCAAAAAATAAACAAAATCAAAAAAACATTAAACGACAATTGTATAATTTTCAAATTTGATAATAACACTTGCGAAAAAACAAAAGAAAAAATAGACATAAAATACTCAGATATTTTAAAATTAGATTTGCAAAAAGAAGTGATTAATTTGGTTTTTCCCAAAAAAAAATATAATATAATGATGGAGGATAAATGAGCGAACCCAAATACAATACAGATATTTTAGAATGTGATATTTACGAAGCGATGATAAAGGGAGGAGTAATAAATGAATTTGGAAAAATAAATAAGGAGTACTTTCCTTTTAGATGCGTTGAAGTCCGCAGTTTAAATGATTTGCAATACTGCACGCACATTCAATTTGACATTTTGGTAGATGTTATTTATGAAAAAATATGTGATTTTGTCGACAATACAAATCAAAAGCAATTAACTGAAGATGAATTACACGCATTTTTATATTTTTAAAAAAGAAAAGACTAATTAATAGTCTTTTTTATTATTCATCAATCGTTCGATATCGCGTTCAATATATTCTATTTTTTCATCATGAGCTTTAAGTTTCACGAATATTTCTTTTCGTTGCTCTAAAGTTTCGCGTGAAGTTGTTTCCATCACATCTGTCAATTTTTCAACGCTTAAAATGATTCTAGACACTTCATTTTTTAAAACCAATTCTTCGCCCTTCGACCCATTCCATTTTAAAACAAGTGGAATCAAAAATATCGAAAAACGAACAATAGTATAAATTGAAATACTAGATACTATTAAGGTAGTACTATCTGCAGCCATATCAGCAAGTCGGGTTCCAGATTCCGCATCCTCGGGGGTCTACGAATCCGTGAACTCTCGGGTCATTTGGATTTTTTGATTTTATTTCCTGAAATTCCATAACCTTTCGGTATCGTCTAAGCGAATTTAAAAGCATAACGAAAAAGACAATAACGATCATGTAAATTACAAATGACGACAATTGATTTAGGAATATATCGCTCGTCGATAATGAATTTATATATGCTAATTTGCTCAAAGGAGTAAAATTGAAAATAAATTCTATAAATGCAAATAAACTTACTAAATAAACAAATGATACAACCATTTTTAATTTATAACCAAGTCTTGTATTTGTTTTTGATTCTGTTTTTGATTCTGTTTTTGATTCTGTTTTCATAAAATTCCTTTCTACTGTAATATTTTTATACAAAAGAGCACCAACTTTCTGTTCGATTTAAACTAGAATTGTAAGTACCTGTAGCACAATAAGCTCTTTTGCCTGTGCTAGTTCTAATGTATGATACCCAAATATATCCGTCATTGTAAATTACTTTATCATAAACTACACGTTCACCAATCAAATAATTTACGCCCACTCCAGTATTTGGAATTGGTGAATTATTTATTGATACAACTTCATTGAATGTACAAGTACCATTTTCAGAATATTCCTTGTCATATCCACCTGAATTTGTAGGAGGTGTAGGTTCGGGTGTATTTGGAATTGATTCACTCCCACCAAAATAATTATTAACTTCTTTTTTTGCATTTTCAAGTGCTTTTTCATAACTTCCAAAAACTACTTTTTGTGTGTATGGGCAAGCTGTTGCCTGCAAATCTTTGTGTTGTAAAATGTTATTTGGTGATATTCCATACTTTTTGCACAAATAAGCGGATAATTGATATGCATTATCTAGGGCTTTTAAATACCTACTTCTATCACTTTCGCTCTGAAAATCACCAGATGGTAACGAACGGCAAACTTCAATTGATAAAGATTGGCCATTTCCTTTCCCATCAGGTCCATCGCCTGAATGATAAGCCTTAACTTTATCTTCAACTAATTGGTATGTATTAGCTTCATCGCAATAATAATGAGCTATTCCGCTTTCGCAATTTGGGTCTTTGTAAAGATTATTTAATCTTTCTGCTTCACCAAGAGCTGAACTCATTCCTGCAGTATCGTGAATAACGATATATTTAGGCGTGTAATTTCGGTTTGAGTAACTTGGGAAATTTGTAATTAGTTTACTAGTATTAATATTTATCATATTCCTCCTTTTTAAGAGCGTTTAGCTCAATAATATTATAACATAATTTTGCAAATTTAAATTGCTAAAATAATTTTACTTTTATTCTGTTTCGCTAATTGTCGTTTCTGATGATAAAATCACATCATCAACATCAACTGATTTCATTATTTCTGATTCAGAATTTGAATCCGCATTTAAAATTTCAGGCTTGAAAAATTGTACAACTTTTTGGCTTGAAACACTTCGATAAATTGTATTTCCATTTGAATCAACGTCTTTGAATTTTTCGTTGAAAGTTATTGTTTTTGTTTCCACTAATTCTTCTAAATTTGCAACTAAATCTTTTAAATTCTGCAAAGTGAAACCTTCGCTCCAATTATAAATTGGCTCACCGTCTTTATTTAGCATCACTTCTTCGAAGCTTTCCAAAGCTATACTTTTCATTGGATTCACATTCATAATATTTTCAGAAACATATTGTAATTTTTTTTTATCAAATGTTTGCACATTTTCAATGACTGTGTAAAAACCAGCTCTTCCATTTTCGATTATTAATTGTTGTTTCGAAACAATATCTTTATTTTCTGTTGTTGTTTTTTCAATTTTACTTTTTTTCATATTTCTCCTTTTTTGTTTTTTGTTGAATAATTATTATTATTGATTCACTATCCAAATTTCGCGAAGCACTGAATCAGGGTAGTTCGCAGAATCTTTGGCAGTATCGCCAATTAACGTGTTATTTGTTTGATTTATGTCAAATCCAAATATTTTGTGCGGAGAATTCCCAGGAACCGGTGAATAACAGGCCACCGAAGCAGATTGACCTTTTGAATCCAATTGTGCTCCACCATAATCAGCGTCATTTGTATTTGTAATGTTGTACTCGACGATATTATAATCTTTCGCCGTTGCTGACGGCTGGTCATAGTCTGAGAATTTGAGCACAATCTTCGGCGCCAAACCGATATTATCCAAATAAGGTAAATTTAAATTACATATTTGTCCTTCGTGCAAAAAGTATGCGCCTTTCCACACGAGCGTGTTGTTCGCTCGGTTGTTCAACGGGTCAATTATTCTCCTTTCAATAAATTTGTTCGATGCTTTTTCTGATGATGTTGGATTTGTATTGAATAAATCACCCAAAACAGCAACTTCTTTATCAAATTTCTTTTGATTCCTGTCACGCGAATATTCCAATCGCACCTCGTCCAAGTCGTTTAAAAAGAAGTCTAGATAATGCCCGGCCATATATTCATTTTTTTTATTCTTGAATCTGTATCTAAACCCTGCGTATGCCCTATAATTGTAGCCTTCTAGTTGTGCAGATTTGTACAGCGAATAAAAGTCTAATGCTGACGATGATTTCAAAGCGTCATTATTATCGAAGTTCCCCATTTTCAAAGTTCCACTCGATAAATCAATTTTTTGAACAGAAGTACCTAGGCTTCCGTCATGAATAAAGTGCGACGTGTCAATACTTGCTTCTGGTATTCTGTAATCTATTTCCACAGCACCATTTTTTAACTTGTAAATACAAAAATATTTGATTGATGAAGTGTCAAATGGGTCAGTAATAACTTTTGAAGTTGAGTAATGCAAAGTCGAGGTACTTTCGGCACCTTTTATTGATGATTTGATGTGCAAATATCCAGTATATGAAATCGTCAAACTATTAGTTTCTCCTTTTGCTCCCAGTTGTCCGAAAAAGCCCCCATTTATAAAAGTTCCTGCAGAAATATTTGCGCCTGAAATACCCAATCCAAATGTAACCCTATTTACAATTCCTTTCGAAAAAGCCGAGCCAAAAGTTATTTCATCATAAGACTGCAAATTTCTAAATTCTAGGCGATTATTTGTAAATGCCATTTTTTTCCTTTCTTGTTAATTTTTTATTTTAATTTTACTTTATTTTTACTTTATTTTTGTTATTTTTTCAAGTGAATATGAAGTATAAGTTGATTCAACAACCGCACTAATTTTATCAATTCTAAATTTTCCATCTAAATCACCAAAATTTATTAATTCTAAAATTTGCTGCGGGTGCAATTCTGTAAAAAGTTTCTTATTTTTGAAAAGCATTTCAATTTCAGTTTCATTTATCGGAGTGCCATTTGACAAAACTTCATCACATTTGTCGTTCAATGGCGCTATGTATTTTTCATCTGTTTCTAAAATTGGCTTTTCTTCAGTACCTTCATTAGGACTTGAAGTTTCTATTTTTTCTTTTAATTTCCAAAAATTTGGTCTTGCTCTTTTTTTACTTGCAAAAGCATAATCCAATTTATCACTTTCTGCAAATGCTGAATTTGTAGAATTCTCAAAATTGTACTTTGTTTCTTGAAATTTAATTAAATCTGAATTATAAATTTTATCTAAAACAACCGCGTTATTTTTGTAAAAAATCAAATCATATTTAAATCCATCATTAGAAGCGTAATCAAAGCCTAAATAAATATATGGATAATCTTCAATATCACTTTTAGACCTACAAATATTGTATAAATCTTTTACTATTGTGAATAAATCTTTTTTTTCAGAAACCAAATCAATTGAAATACTAGGTTCGTCACTAAATATCACGCTCGACAAACCTGCCGGAGCTCTAGTTGAATCCAATCCAGTTGCTCCACCTTTTCCTTTTGATAAAAAATTAGGTGAAGTAATATTCATTTTGAATAATTCCTCCAAAATTGATTTGAGCGTTTTTTCCGTAAATACAATTTTATTAAAATTTGGCGGTTCTACTTTATTGCCATCAGCATCAACTGTTATTTTTACATTTGCAATATTATCATTACAAATTGTTGTTTTTAATAATACTTCCGGACCCGCAATACCCATTAATTTTAAAGTTTTTAAATCCTCATTACCATTATTTTTTTCAATTACAACTGAAACATTTTCAACAAAATAAATAGGATTAAATCTACTTGATCCTAATTCCTCATAATCAATATTTTCAAAAACTTCAATTAAAATAGGCGCTACTTCTAATTTTTTTTTAATGATGTTAAATTTTGCTTCATTTAAAAAATCTAATTCGCAGGTGCTATTTTCATCAGAAAAAATAGAACTGAGCGAGTAATTACTACCAGCTTGCAAATCACCATAATTTATAAATACCAAATCTTCAACTTTATCATTGGCGACGTTGAAAAATCTAGCTCTGCAAAATAAATCTGTGTTTTCGTGTATTTTTTGATTTCCTAAATTTAACAATTCAAAACACCCCCTAAACTGTTAACAAGTTTTTCATAACGATACAAAATCCGTGTATCTGTTGGTAAATTTGGTAATTTTGAAAATTCAAATTCTTCATCAAAAATAACTTCTAAAGCATTTATGCCAGATTTTAAATATAAAAATTTAGATTCGCCTTTTACTATTTCTAGAAATTCAGAAACGTCTTCGTTCAACTCGTTTGTTATTTTTTCTTCTACCGAGTCGATAATCAACTCGCGTAAAATTGCGTCACCGTTATAAAATAATTCCACATCAGAATTTAATTTAATTCTTACTTTTGAAAATGAACCATTAGTTTCGCCAGAAGCTTCAAAATACAACGCTTGACTTGCACTTGATATTATATTTTTGGTGAAAGGGTAAAAATAATTTTCTAATAAATACTGAGGTAATTTAAATGGAATTGTTGGTGATTCTTCGTAAATATTGTACCAATTTGTTACAATACCACCGTTCCAAAAAGCTCCAGAATTTGGAAGTGCACTTTCCAAAGCAATAGTACCACTTTCTAAACTTGTATCTCCAAAAAAGTGACAAACTAATTTGTAATCTGTATCCTCTTCTGACAATTTTACACCAACTTCGACCAAGGATGTTGGCTGTGACATCAGCATCGTCAGAAATTCATTTGGTGAAATATCCTTATTTTCACTTCTTGAAAAAACGTTATTAAAATTTATTGTTAGAATTCTTGAGCCCAAAACATTACCTAGCCAAGTATTCCCGACCATTCCGACTCCACTTTCTGAGTTTGATTCAATAGGTAAATTATCGAAAAATCCACCAAATGAAGTTGCAATAAAAGTCATTTTATTATTTACTGTACAATCATAGCAACCATAAAGTGAACTTCCGAATCCATAATTGTAGTCAAACTGATTTTTATCCATGAATTTAATTGATATTCTTCCAGGAACTAACCCACCACTTGAATTTTGTTCTAACGAAGTCAAAGTAACTATCATAAAAAACCTCCTTTCATTTGTATATTTTTTTTATATTTAATTTATAATGTTCTGCCATCACTGAGCACCATCGCTCTGCCGCTTCGATATGCTTGCCTCATTGACTTTACATCAGTACTTTTTACTTCAAAATTATAATTATTTGTTGTATTTGAATTTCCGGAATTTCCAGAAGGAACTTTTGAAAAACCATTATTGATATTCAACGAACTTTTACCTCCGAACAAGCCGCCAACAAAAGGTATTTTTGAAAGTGCATCACCAGCAAATGACGCTAAATTCTGAATTCCCTCAATCATTTTGCCGATGGAATTATCCCAAAGCATCATCATGAAATCAGTCATTTTCTGCCACCCGTTTTGAATTCCGGCGACTACAGAATCAAAAATGTTTTTAAAACCATTGAAAAGAGAAGTAATTCCACTCGTGAATGATTCCCAAATGGATTTCATAAAATCACAGGCCGTCTGCCAGTCGATTCCGAAAATATCCAAAATAAGCTTTATTGGCCCGATAAAAAGTGTTTTAAAAATGGAAATCAAAAAGTCACACAAACCAGTCCAAATCATTCTTAAGCCTTCGGACATCAGCCCCCAATCGCCAGTGAGAATACCCATAACAAATTTGAAAAATCCTTGAAAAATGTTTAGAATGCTTTGGATTCCGTCAAAAGCAGTTTTAAAAATAAAAGTGATGCTCTCGCCGAACATTTCCCAAAAGAATTGGCAAGTAAATATTACCGCTTTTAACAAGACAACGAACAGCAACAATATTGCCCCAATTACAATAAAAGCAAATTTGAAAACAGCAGTTAACTCGTCGCCAAACAGTGACCACATTTTCTTCAGAAATTTAACCATGATTCCAAACCCAGCAATCATGACTTTCATCAAGAACATAAAAACGATACCAATAATTTCAAAAGTTTTGGAAACAATTAGCCTCAACTCTTCACTTCTTGTATATGCATATATAAATGCCAAACCAAGCGCCAATATTGCCATCGAAAGTAATACAACAGGCCAGCTGGCAATTGCCCATGCGACTCCTTGCAAAATAATAGCTTTTGTGGCCTGAACCAAAGAACCTCTCAAAAGCAATTGTGCAAAGCTCCAAGCGGCAACTGATAATGCGATTAATCCAATCACAATTGCCACATTTTTCAAGGCTGTTATTATTTCAGGTGGTATTCCGTCATCAAAAGCGTCAAAAAATATCGTTAATTTCTCGACCGCTTGAGTCAACGCGGGCGTAAAAACCTGCATAATTACTCCTGAGAATTCAGAAAATTGAGCTTTCATGTTTGATAACTTTTCAGGAAATGTGTCAATCGCCGCTCCACCTTCATATTTTTCGCCCATGGCTTTAACCAACAAGTCAATTTCATCTGTCGTCAATTTACCTTCTTCACCAAGTTTCATCACTTCTGCAACAGAAAGCCCCATTGATTCTGATAGCAATTTCCATGCAGGAATACCTGCCTCAGCCAACTGATTCATTTCTTGAGCCTGAATTTTTCCTTTTGCGTACATTTGTCCAATTGCGCGAGTTACACTTTCTAATTCAGAAGTTCCGCCACCCAATGCACCAACAGCATCAGCAATATCATTTACTTTTCCTGGTACATCTTCAGCGCCGATTCCAGCATTTACGAGGGCAATCCCCAAACCATTAATTGCCGATAAGTCAAATTGAGAAGAATCAGCTAATTTTTTTAATTCTCCTTCTAAATCTGAAGCGGCGCTTTCGCTTTCAAGCAGAACAGTCAAAGCTTTATGCGTCGACTCTTGCATAGCATTAAATTCCAATCCCGTTTTAAAAATTGCTCCACTCAAAACTCCGAGTGCAATACCTGTAGCACCCGCTACTAACGTAAAAGTATTACCTAATTTTGAAGCTTTTCCATCTAAAACATCCGTAGATCGCGACATCCTATCTTCAGAATTTTTTGCTTTGTCAATATTTTTTACAAAATCATTTGTATTAGATTTGTATTCATAAATTACTAATTCAGTTGTTGCCATTATTGTTCACCCCTTTCATAGACTTCAAAAATTGATTTTGAATTCTTTTATTTTTTTCTTGAAGCCTTTTTTCACTTAAAAAACTATCGCTTTTTTTACTTGCCATCAATTCAGCACTTTGAAAAATAGACTGAACTTTGTTTATATCTTTGTCCAAATCTACATTTTTTAAATATGCTTCAATAGAGGGAGTCATGAATTTTCTGGCCCATTTTTTTTCTTCTTTATCCGCTTTATTTTCACCAAGCAAAATAGCTCTAGCTTTAATAATATTTTCGATTGGCCCAGTTAAAGTCATTATTCTAGCGTTGAATAATTTAAAATGTAAAAGTGAATAATCTTCTTCAAATGTACTTCTTGAGTATTCCTTCGAATATTGAGAATGTATTAATTCATACTCGTATTCCATTTCCAAATCTAATTTTGGAGGTTTTATATTACCCCCATCAGCTGGGAGTATTATCCCCTAATATTTTATCGATTTCTTCTTCGATTTTATTTGATAATTTACCAACAAAATTAGTGTATAATGCACTTGCCAATTCAGTAGCATCCGACTCATCACGTTCAGCGAATACACTTTTTAGTTCTTCCAAATTTGAGCCTTGTTGTTCGAAAACCAATGATGTCATTTCTTCGAAATAATTTTTATCCTTGCTTGTCATTTTTAAAAAGTCTTCTTCTGTTAAATCGAAATCTTTAATGTCAATTTCTCCTTTTTTATTTGGATTGATTTTCATACCATTTTTACTAACTTTTTTCATCAGCATTTTATTTATTTTTTCAGACTGTTCATTTTTTAAATCTATCATTTTGCTTGAAATTTTTATTTTATCGATTTTTACGCCATTTTCTTGAAAAGAAAAAGAATTCACTTTTTCTTTTTTGTTAAATGTTATAGCCATAATTCTCCTTTTAATTTCTATTTTATTTTTAGAACCATGAAAATTTTATTAAAATATCATGAAACTGTTACATCAATTTTGTGCACCGGGAACGGAACATTTCCGCCAGAAATTAAATAGCCCATTGTTACTACTAATTTTTGCCCCGCGTTAGGAGTAAAAGTTCCTGATATTTTTGCTTCTGTACCAGATTTCGAAATCGTGCTACCTATGATATTATTGTCAATACCATATACAACATAATAAATATTGCCATCCGTGCAACCAAGAGTGTCCGTCAATACTGCACTTTTTACAGTCACTTCTGCAGCAGTCGTTGTCGTTGTTCCACCCGAAATTTTTGGAGCTTCAAAATCTTCCGAGAATCCAAAGTTCTCCGGAAGAACACCCAAAATTAAAGTTGAAGATGGTCTTTCAATCATGAAACTAAGCTCCATTTCTAACTCCCCATCTGAAAAATTTTTACCAAGGGCGTCAAAGTCACCTTCAAATTTCATATTTAAATCTAATATCACTATTTGAAAATTACCTTCCGAATCTTCCAAAGTTGTTTTTAAGTGGAAACCACCATCTGAATATTTTTTAAGAGTTTCTCCATTGTCAGTTTGAGCGCGCATTTGAATTTCCATCATTTTTTGAATAAATTTGCTTCCAAAATTAGGTTTAATTGTAATTGTTTTTGTTCCTTCGATTTTTCCCGATGTTGTTTCTTTATAATTTGAATTATTCTCAACGTCCTCACGCGATACCTTTATTTCACCTTCATCAGAAATAATATTTACATCTGAAGAATCAAACCATAATATGTCATCTTGACATTTTCCAAAAAGTGAAATTCCCGGTTGAATATTTCTAATTGTTGAACTTGATGACATTCCGCATTTTTCTTGCAAATCTTTAAAAGAAGGGTCTTCAAATTGAAAACCGCCCTTTTCATCAATGTTCCCGGTTGCAGTATTTATTACTTCATTTTTACCATTTTGAAAATCACTTGTTGAAATTGTTTCTGATATTGTTTCTTTATTTAACTCCATTTTTTCTCCTTTTTTTGGTGCAATGAATACTCAATATTTATGAAATAAACATCACATTTTTTTGTGCGTTCTTGAAAATCAACGCTTTTGATTTTTAAATTTATCCGAACTCCGTCGAATTCAGGTATTGAATTTGAGTAGAATTCTTGGAACAATTCTTTTATTACTATTTCTTTTTTTTCTTCGAGTGGTATGTTTAGCGTCAATTGTGATTGTTTGGATTCTCCCGATTGAGTCAATTCCGGCGGCGTTCCTAAAAAAGTTTTGAAATTTGTGCCACTCAAATTAAAAGATGTATTTTGCGCATTAAATAAATGATTGAAATATCCATTTAGATAATATTCTAAATTTAAATAATCACTCATTTTACAACGCCTCCTTTTGCAATTTTATCGATATTTGTTTTTTGCAATTTATAAGCTTTTTTGAACCACTGAAACCTACCTGCATTTTTTCCCGCAGGAATTATATTTCCTGATTTAGTTGCATATGCTTTATTTGGTTTTTTATAATTGTATCTATCTACACCAGAATTTGCCACATCCTGATAATTAAACGAACTTATTTCATAACCATTTTTAGATTTCGAAATCTTTATACTATTAAATGTTGCGCGTGTTGCAACTGGTATAAAATTTTGTTTAGCAGAAGTTGCGATTATATTCACAATTTTATAACTATTTTTATCAATTTGCGAACTCATTTTTTTGCTGTTTAAATTCCTTTCAAAGTTAGCACTTTTACTTTTAAGCATTTACTAATCCTAAATTTAAAAGGTAATTATAACAATTTTTTTTAGCTACATTTTTTTGAATAGTTTCATCGTCAGAAATTATATTTGCATCAAAATGAGTGTATATACATATAGCATCTAATAAATGTGTGTCGTGATTAGTGTTGCAATAACAATCATTATTATAAAGTTTTTGAACATAAATTCTTCCTTCAAATAAAGAAGTTTTTGTTATTTTTTCATTACAAATATTGTCGAAGACGTCAAATTTTTCTTCAACAAATTTTTTGTAATATTCAAAAATGTAGTCCATATCATTATTCATTTTTGCTCCTAACTTTTTAAAAAAGAAATTACCTCTTTTTAATAGCCTTTCTTTATGAAAGAATAAAAGAAGTAACTTTTTTATGTTTTATTTTGTGTTTTTTGCAATTTCTTTTGATGGTGCAGTTTTTGAAGCCTCAATGTTACCTGGTTCAGACGGCGCTTGTGTAAATACTTTGATACAATCAGTTGCAGTTTTTGCGCCAACTTGAGAATATCCATCCACTTTTGTTGTTTCGCCAACGTTAACATCGTTAAATTTAACCAATCGTAACGGTTTGTCACAAAAAATGTGAATCGGGGTTCTCGACGGAACGTAAATTAAAAAGTCAATATAGTCAGCAGGAGTTTTAGCACCATAATTTAAAATAGCGCTTGGAACTGACGCAATATCCTTAACGCCCAATCCATTCAGTATCGTAAAATTCTTTTTGTCAGCCGTTACAATATTGTAATCTGAATATTGAATTTCTAATGATTTTAAATCCAAAGACAAATCTTCTTTTATTAAAATAGTCATTTGGTTTATTGGTACACCTTTTAATGAAAGTGCTTTTATCGAGGCAACCAACTTATCTTTCACATTTTCTAAAATGTGTATATTGTAATCTGCAGGTGCCGCTTGCGCTATTATTTCTGAAAAACCACGCGCCGCTTTTGCATTTGCATTAGCTGTTGCTATTTCTCGCATATCAATCATCATTGAATCATCTTTTTTTTCCGACTCATAACATTTTGGAAGTTTAGCGTTTATTTTAGCAGGTAAAGTTGCTGTGATTTCTAAACTTCCCAACTCCAAACATTCTATTTCGTCTTTGCCTTCGCAACTAGATATTTCTTCGCTTGAAATATTTATAATAGGATTCAAATCAAATATTGCAGTTTTTAGATTTCTGTTACTTTCTTTGTAAACAAAAAACCTATTTAAATCTAATGCTTCTTTTTCTAATATTGGTATCGTTCCTGCATAGTCTTTGTTCGTAAATGCCATTTTTTCTCCTTTTTTAGAGTAAAAGCTGTTCTACTTTTGATAAACCTGAACCCGATTCTTCTTCACTATCATCATCTTCACCTAGATTTTTAATAATTTGCTCCTTACCTTTAAATTTATCAAGGTCAATCTTATCCAGGTCCGAACCAGAATCAATAAATGAATTTATCAAAATATCATCCACTTTTAACTCTTTCGCGCTTTTCTTAAACGCTTTTATTTTTGATTCTTTTTCTTTTTCTTTTTGCATGTTCTCAATTTGACTTTTTAATTCTTCAAATTGTTTTTTTATCAAATCTGAATCATCTGAATTATCTGCTTTAATTTTAGGCTCTGCTTTTTTAGAGCTATTTTTTAATTCATTTAATTCTTCTTCCATTTTTGATAACTTTTCTTTTGCCTTATTCTTTTTTGCCACAATAATAGAATCTATTTTTTTTTGATTTTCCGAAGCTACTATTTCCCCAACTTTTTCAAAATCAATATCACCTTTTTCATCTGTATTGTTTTTAATTATTTCTTGTAATTTAGCTTTTTCCATAATTCCTCCTTTTTCCGCGAGAGTCGCGTTCGCCCACTTTTTCAGAGAATGGTGCTCCTATTTTTATTATAACATATTAAAGATATTTTGTAAAATAATATTTACAGAGTGTTCATAAATCAAATGCGCTGTCATATGGATTAGGTAAAGCATTTCTGCGAGCGAGCCATTCATTTGCTTTTCTTAAATAACCTGAATTATCAAATCCTAACTCTTTTTGCGCTTCAGCAATTTTAGAATATTTAATATAATTATTATTACACTTTAACCACTCCGCGCGATTTTCTGAGTTTTTCTTTATTTCACTTCGATTAGGAACATCCCATTTTTCTGTAACGCCTTCAAAATAAGGGTCAATTGTATGCCTACAATTTGGATGAAGCAGTCCTCCCCCATTTTTAAAAAGTGTTGAATTTAGTGGAGGATATTTAGATTTACTATCTGTGCTATAAATATTGTTCTGATAATTGATACACAAATTTGAACAATCAGAAACGGCACTTATTAAATATTCAGACTGGCCAACTTCAGCGCCTAAATTTATTGTATTATCAAATAAATCATTAGCTATACTAATTCTCAACGATCTGTTTAACCAGGTTTCAAACTCATATTTTCTTCCTGCGCCATCTAAAATAAAATTATTAATCAAAAGTCCTTTTGTAGCAACTTCTTCATAAATTTCTTTTTTTAATGCGTCCAATTCTTCGCCCGTAAATTCAATTTCTACATTTTCTATATTATCCATCGCCACTCCATTCTAAATCACTTTTTAAGTTTTTTGTTTAATTCAATATCATATAAATTAGCTAGGGATAAATATTTAGCATATGAATTATTGCATAGTTCTGTTATTTTTTTATTAAACTCGACATTTAAAAGATGAGTATTTTCTAATGAAATATCAAAATCATTAATTGTGTTTTTGGAATTATCCACATTTTCAAAATCTTGTGAATTAAAAATAAAAAGCTTTTTTATTATAGGTTCTAAATTTGGAATTTCAAAATTATATATTTCATAAAATTCTTTTTCAAAATTAATCTTACCTATTTTTTTTCCGCGTTGAGAATATTTCGACAATTCTGCAGAAATGAAAATATTTAAATCTATATCTTTTTTAGACATAAAATTTAAAACATTTTTTATTTTTTCGTAGATTTCTTCGTTATAGAATTGTGCCATCCTCATCACCCCCTTCAATATTTGAACTTTGCAAAATACCCAGTTCAATTGCTTCTATTCTTTGATTTTCTGTAAAAGGCGTACCCTTTTGATACATTAACGAATAAGCTTCAACTTTTTGTTCAATTAAACTCCATTCAGGATTTAACTTTTTTACAGCAGAAAGTTCAGTAATTGCACCGACTTGCAACAATTGCGAAGTTAGCGCAATGTTTTCTTTTTCATTTTTAATCGAATAATCTTTAATTTTTATGAAATAATCATCACTGTTCAATAATTCACAAATAAATAAAGTGATTGCATTTTCAACTTTTGATTTTAGAATGTTAATAGTATCGCATGTTTGCGAAGTGGACATATTAAGCTCTGTAGCAGTTACTGATGACAAACCTAAAGTAGATTTGTCCAGCATTAAATTTGTAGCTATTTGATTTTCTAATATTTCATTAGCTTTTTTCAAATCATCGCTTTTTAAATTTGATTGCAATGTCTCAAAAATTGGCCTCGAGTTATTCTCTTCAATCATTTCAGGCGAAGCAACTGGAACAAAATGTTCTCTGATTGAATTGTAAAATTTCAAATATGTTTGGTCCATAAATATTTTTGTTTTTGTTGATTCTACTTCGTGGTTTAAAGTTGTGAATAGTTTGGATTGCATTAATATCATTTCAATCGACCCATTGGTGATTACGCTATCACCCATGTCAATTTTGAAGATTAATTTATTTTCAGTGTTGTGCACATTTTTTGAAATCACTTCCAATTTTCCACTACTTGCACTTTCTTGTAAAATTTGTATTTCATTTTCAAACCTTCTTTCGATTAATATTTTACCTTTTTTACTAAAAACCACATCCGTGAAAAGTTCATTTTCAAAAACTTTAAATGGTTCGATAAAATTAAAATCAAATTTGCCATCAACAATATTTACTTTACAAAATGAATTACCATAAATTATTAATTGCTCTGTCAGCTTCGAGAGTTCTGAGCGGTCAAAAATAAATGAGCCGGATTCAGTATTAAAAACTTCAATTGGTTCTCCCTCATTTGTCAAATCATAAAAAGAAAATTCATCCAATACTTTTGCATTTATTTTTTTTACTACTTCTTCCAGTTTGGAAGTTTTTATATTTGAATCAAAAAAAGAATTACTTTCTTTTAAAATTGAATGTTTGTAAAAGTTGTTTCTAAAAACAAATATAGATTATTTTTAAAATATTTTTTTGAGTTTTTAATTTCTTCAATTGTTAAAACATTTTTTTTGTTTCTTAAAACATTTCTATTTGATCGCGCGGGATCAATTGCGTTTGCTATTCTCTCGCGGGTATCATCCATTGTTTCAGTTGCTTTTTTTTTATCAAATATCGCCATTTTTAAAACTCCTTGTTTTATTTTTTTTTATTTCCTCATTTTATAAATTTCATTTACAAGCATCGCTAGGACGTCGATTTCGTCGTCATGTTGATTTGAATTTGTCAAATCGTATTTACACACTTTTCTAATGAATGTATTATATTCACTATCCTGATTTTCAATAAATTTAAATTTTTTTATTTCATGAGCATTTAAAAGAATTTTGTTTCTTTTGTTTTGCGAAGACGAAAACCTCATGGCCCTAATATTTTTTTCTTTTAATTCTTCACAAATTTTACGCCCAAAATAACTATTATTATTTTTTTCTATTTTAAAAATAGGGTCATAAATAACAGCCATATTTATTAATCGTGCACGTACAATATCCAAATTATTATCATCAGTTAATAAGTCTAATATTACCACATCATCATCATAAACATCTGCAACAACGGCGGTAGTACTATCCGAACCTTCATCAGCAATATCGACTACCATTATTCTGTTAGTGAAATTTGAAGGATTATATTTTTTTAAATATCTAATATCTGAAAGTGTAATCAACTCTTCGAAACTTTCCATTGGATTCTGCTGATACATCGAATTAAATATTCTTGGATGCATTAAACTTTGAAGCTCTTTTAACTCAGAAGTTTTTTTTACTTTTTCATTGAAAGATTTTCCATCTTCATTTAAAGCCCTAATTATAATCGAATTATCAAAGTATCCTTTTTTTTCCAAAACGTCAGTCAGTTCTTCAGTACGCCACCTGGTCCCTATCATCAGCTCAATTTTTTTTTCACCATCCAAGCGAGATTGAAATGCTGAATGGTACCATGTTATAGTTTTGTTGTTCACAGTGTCACTGAGGGCCTCTGTATGGTCCTTGTATAAATCGTCTGATATTATAGTGTCCCCACCAAAACCAGTCGTTGAACCGCCGACGGAAGAGGCGTAAAGGGATGCTCTGTGCCTACCTGCAAATCTTAATTTTGTTTTGTTATTTTCTATTTCATCAAAATCAAATTTTTGTAGTGATGAAAATTTACTTGTTTTAATAATTTCTCGAACTTGCGAGTTAAGTTCTTGCGACAGGCTGGCTGAATATGATGCTCTTAATATTGCTCTGTCAAACTCAATTAATAATAAATAGCAAATAAAGTAATTGCTAATCGTACTCTTTCCAAATCTGGGCGGAGTATTGATTGATAGTCGCCCGCCATTTTTAGAAAGAGAGTCTAACTCTTTTGCTATTTTTGAAAAATGTGGTTCTCTTGTTTTGAAAAAATCATAATTCATAAAATAGCAAAAACTTCGAAAATTACTCCTGGCAATTCTTTTTGCTAGAATTAATCGAGCCTGGTCTTTAGATATATTTTCCATTTTACAAATCTTTCGAAATTATAGCTAATAATTCTTCGTCCGACAAATCTATTTCATCCTCACGATTTGAAATAATCTCGTTTGCTTTCTTTTTTAATTTTAATTCTTCTTTGTAAATTTCATCACGATTTTTATTATCAGAATACTCATATCTATTCTTCAAAAAGAAGGAAGCAAATTGATTTGGAATGTCCCCTCGCGAAGTAGCCACGAGGATATGCTCCTCCAACAAAAGCGCTATTTCTTCTTTAATTTGAATATAATGAGGGTGCTTCTGAACATAGATATATCCAAACCCGATAAATTTATTTAATCCGGACAAGGTTACTATATCCATTTTTTTTGCACCGTCGCTTTTGTTCGTATAAGCTGACTCTAAATATTCATAGCACTTTTCTAATATTTCTTCAGCGGACATGATTAATTCTTTTCCGGTTGGAGCGTCATCTAATTTAGGGCTCATTATTCTTAATTGCGGCAAAGTGAATTTAGAAAGTGTCAATTCAGTTCTAGTATCACCGTTTCTTTTTAATTTTTTTATGTAGAAATTTTTATTTTTTTTTACAGGATTTTTATTGTTTTTTATTTTTATTTTCTTTTTTTAGATTTCCATGCTCCTCCAATTTTTTATAATTTTTTTATAATATTATTATAACATATTTCTTAAATAAAAAAATAATTCATTTAAGAATTATTCATATTTTTTGCACGACGATTTGTATAACATATTTATTACTTTATATTCACACATGCAGCCAACTTCATCGTCAGGCCTAGAATTAAATTCTTCAATATCTAATTTATTACCTTCTTTATCATATAATATTTGCTCGTGCGCAAATCCGCAATCTTTTAAGAATTTTATTTTTTTAAACTCTGAATAAAATAAGAATTTTATAAAATTTATAATTGGCGATTTGCTTTTTTTATTTAATAATGTAAATGCGCTTAAAGTATTTAGGTCTTTAGTTGCGCCGAAAAGTGTAACTCTGTTTATTAGTAATTTTTTAAATTCATTTAAGTTGATATTGTATTTATTGTTTTTCATATTTTTTCTTTTCATATTTTTTATTTGCTCCTTGGTGTTAATTTTTAACGTTTGTTTTTTGTGGTTTAAATCATTTTATCGCCTACTGCTCAAAATAATTATATAATTAATTACTTTCCTTGTCAAGCGATATGCTTAATTAAATTTTATAAAACTAATGAAGTGTGCTTAGTTCTCCACTTTTTTAAATTTAAGGAAAACCAAAAACCATAAATGCCAAATGTAATTATTGTTAGTAAACTCCATTTCAACCAAGAACCAAACAACTGGATTCCTGTTCCGTCAAACTCTAACTGCTGGTTATTTATAAAAGTATTTTTTGCTTCGTAATCATATTTCAAAACTAACGCAAACGGTGCTGCGAATCCAAAACTGAATATTATTATTAAACAAACTAATATATTTATTCCTATTTGCCCTGCTAAAGTTCCTTCAAATCTACTTCTATTATTTGAATTATTCATATTTCTCCTTTTTAGTTTATTTGATTTTATTCTGGTGTTTTCGCTGCGAAAGTTCCTCTCAATTGTGGCTCGACTCGAACTTGAGGTGTTTTCACAATGTGGCCCCCCTCCAAAATCCCGTTATAGGCAGAGTGCCCATTTTGAGATATTCTGTTTCCGCTTTTTTGCATCGTTTGGTAGATGCTACCGCCCACATTATTGCACTCGCAATAAAAATCTCCTTTTATCACCATGGTGTGAGAGAATGAAACATCATTTAAAAAGATTGAATTGTTGATATACACATTACCTTCAAATTGGCTGAAGTCCATGCCGTCGACATAAATATCGCCTTCCTCGCTCATAAAGTTTTTTTTCATAAATTCTACCAATTCTATTGTTTTTTCATTTTTAAGATTCGTAACGTTTAATTCTTCGATTGTCATATTTTTATTCATAAATTCTCCTATTTTGTTTTTTATTTTATCCAGATATAAATATATTATACCACTAATTTTGCGTTTTTTTATCGATGCGCTTAAAAATTCATCCAAAAAGAAAATTACATTTCTAGTATTCTTGTTTTTGCGAATTCTTTTGCATATGCAATCTTACCATTGCTACCGTAACGATTTTTTACAATTGTTACATCCAAAACAGCATTTGGATCATCTCTTTCTGATGAGAGCAAAATCACTCCGCTGGCGTCTCTGGCCAAATCACTACTTTCAGCAATATGATGAATTCCAGGCGTTTCTGTTTCTACACCCCGATTCAATTGGCAAAGTATAATAATTGGTATTTGCAACTCGTGTGCTAATTTTCTGAACTCCCAAGAAAGCAAATGCATTTTAGCCATTTTATCAGATTTCACGTGCGTTGAAATGTGCCCGATTTGGTCAATCACCAAAAAGTCTAGTTCGTTTTTTTTCTTCAAATCCCTTGAAATTATTTTTACTTTTTCGATTGGAATATCAAAAGTATCAATTACGTGAATTTGTTGCTTTTTCTGCTTTAATTCATTTACAGCTAGTTTGATATTTTCATTTAATTGAGAATTTCTAAATTTATGATTTTTATCAATTTCATCGTAATTTACACCAAGTAAATTTGCAACCTGTTTTTTTAAAATTACATTTTTGGACATTTCTAACGAAAATAAAACTCCTTTTCCACCCTTTTTCGCCAATTCAATTGACATCGCTTGCGTAAACGTACTTTTACCGATACCGGTAGCAGCCGCTACTATGTACGTGTCGCCATCTCGCAATTTTACGTGATTGTCGAATTTATTAAATCCTGTTGCTTTAAAGTTCATTTGTTCGTCACTAAACAAGTGTTTTTCAAAATTGTGAATTTGTTCATCGTAGGTTTCAATTCCTGAGTTTGATTTTTGTTTCATGAAAAAATCTAGTTTATTAATATCTTCTTCGATTTCATTCAACGATACATCCGCAATTTTTGAATTTATCTCTATTATTTTTTTTCTGACTTCTCTTTTTACAAACAATTCTTCTACAACCGAAACAAATTCATTGGTATCAATTGCTTGAGAAATATCTGATATTTGTTCCGCGAAGTCTTCGATTACTTCTTTTTTTAAATTTACACTCAAACTTAAAAAATTTATTTCTTTTTTATTTTTATGTAAATTTAACATTTCTAAAAATATTGCCTTCAGATAATTTTGCGAAAAATATTCTTCTGTAAAATATTCAAATTTATTAATATTGTTATTATTGTGCATTACACCTGTCAATATTGTGACTTCAGCGATTTGATTTGCTAGATTGTTGTTCATTGTTTCTCCTTTTTTATATTAATTAATAATAATTACCAATATGCTAATTCATACCTTTCTTTAATATTTGTTTCTTGATAATCTAAGTAAGTCTCCTGATTCAAAAAAGTTGTTAAACCTTTTATGAACGTTAATTCTGTTCCTTTATTTTTCGATTCTTTTAAATAATTATTTAATCCTTTGATTATGAATTCTTTTTCACTTAATTTTGTTTTCAACTTTTTTTTTGTTGTTGTTGTATTTAATTTATTTGAAGAATTTGGATAATATTTGTAAAGTATTTCTTTCATTTCTTCAAAAAGCAAATCCGCCTCTTCTAAATTATCTTTTTTCTTTACTTCTTTACTTCTTAACTTCTTAAATTCTTTAGATGTGGCCACTTGTTGGTTACTTGTTGGTTGTTCGTTGGCCACTTGTTGGTTACTTGTTGGCGGAAGTGATGCTCCTGAATTGTTGTATTCCTTGTAATTGGCGATATTTATGATGGTAAATCTGTTGGTCGCTTTCTTTGTGATTTCTCCTGATTTCTCTAATTTCAAAAGAGCTGTTCGTACTTGGCTTTCACTAATTCCTAATTGTTGACTCAAAGCATTCCTGCCAATGACACAACTTCCGATTGGTATTTCGTGCCCATGAAATCTACTTTCTTTAACATTTGCTTTTAGTAATAAATGAATAAATACAGATTTAGTGTTTACGTCAGTATACCATTCCCAATCCAATATTCTTCTTTGCAGTTTTAAAAAACCCCTATTCATTGTCCCTCCTTTAATTTTTTGAAACATTTTTGAAACATAAAAAAACACTACTCAGCTAAGAATAGTGACGAAAAATTGATTATAGGAATTTACTATTCTTAATTCAATAGTGTCTTTTTCCAATCTTTCATCATAGCTTCCTACGGCTAGATTTTTAATTCTTTTCTGAATTTGATACAAGATATATTATAACATAAAATTTAAAGAAAGTCAAACAATTTTTAAAAATAAATAAAAACAAATAGAAACTAAATAAAAAATATGATTATTCTGCTATAATATATATGTAGTGAAATTCACTGCAAAAAAAAGTATAATTTTTTACCAAATTTTATATTTAAATTTGATTGATTTTGATTTTTTTTAATCATTATTAATTAAATTTATTTTTTTATTTAAAAAACATGTTATAATATATATGTAGTTAATTCTACAGACACAATACCACTCCTGGTATGACAAAAAACCCTTTTTAGTTAATTTATTTGATAATATAAAATTTCTTGAATATCCTATTTTAGGATATTTTTTAATATATTCAAATAAAAGGCATCTTTTTTTAAAAAAAGGTTGACATTATTAAAAATATATGTTATA